GCAATCCTCTTGCCTGATCATCATTTAGACCATAAAGCTTACCAACTGCGGATAGAGCATTAGATGATGGGCTTCTTGCACCACTTTCAGCAGCTTTATTAGCAGAACTGGTAATGCCTCCTTCGATAGCACCACCAGCTATACTGGTAAGTGCGGCTATTCTGTCTGATGCGTACTGGGCTTTAGCTGCCTCTAGGGCTCTAATTTCATCGGTTTGTACCGCAGCCTTAGCCATGTTTGCTTCTTCTATAGCCTGAGAGATTGCGGTGCCCTGTTGACGGAGAGCGCCTTCACCAATCTGAGCAGCGAGCATATTTGTACCAGCAGTAGCTCCACCACCGCCAGCCAGATATCTTTCTCGCTCTTGTTTTGCTTGTTCAGCAGCAGCATCACCGCGACTGGCTAAGCGATTTTCAAGAATAGATCGTTCAGAGGCATTAAGACCCAGAACACCAGCGGTCTCTTGCTCTTGAAGCTTCTTTAAGCGCTTATTTTGCTCAATCTCAAAGGCGCTTGGAACAATCTTACCAATACCTTGAACTAAATTTCCAGCCGCTCCAGTAAGCAAGCCCATTGTAATAGGATCCATGATTTATCTCTCCGTCAAATAAGTAGAAAAAGTCAAATAACATAAATCCGAGACTTGGCTATGCAGAGGTTCAGGGAAGATTTTCCTACAGAAGACTTACCCTGGTTATTCACCTGTTGGAATATATTCCCTGGATACAGTGGAGGACCAGTCTCGTTGTCTCTTGGCTGCCCCCTCCTTGTCCCCCATTTATACGGATTTATTAGCAGATTTATATAGAATGGGTTGAAAATAAATAAAAATAAATATTTGCTTTTCTACTAAAGGTAAAATACCTCAACCGTCAAATTACGAGGACCTAGAAATCCAGCCTGTATTTTGGGATTTACGCAGATTTGTAGGTCATGAATACCTCGATCTAGGGTCATAAAATATTGCAACATTACTTGTCTGCGGCTAGCTGAGAAACCATTTTCCCCAGGATCTACAGCTCCACCAGAGGTACCTGTGCCTTCGAATCCCCACATCCGTGTTCCAGTAATAAAAGTAGTAGTGGTTGGGCTTTGGGAATAATCTGTGTGTCTAAGGAGAAGCTGATTATCCCACAAAGCATTGCTGATAGTTCCTCCACCAGCTGTGGTGTTATTAGTTAGGCCTTCAAAATCAGCTTCAAATGTTATTAATACTTTCGCAGAACCTTCTACGATATCGACTTGTTCACCGGCAGACCAAAGATCTACCCAGCTTACGCTAGTACCAGCCTCAGTGTTTGCTTTAACATTTGAAGTAAACCAAGCTCTATTGTTTACGTTAATATCAATATTTTTACCCGCAATATAACTTGAACAAAACTTATGATTATTAGTTACTGGTTGAAATTCACCAGCTTCTAATTCATCATAATCAAATTCTTTTGCTATATAATCAGCTGCGCTGATTTCCTGATTTACGAATTCCTTGGCACCTTCTTCGTTTAAAAACTGATTAGGGGCTTCTAGAACGGTTCCGTCTACGTAATTGTAAGGTTTAGTAAATGGCATGGTTTTTTCCTAGTGCTCCGCAATTACACAAATCAAGTTATTTCTTTCAACATTTATTTCATTTAGGGCACCACCATTGGGACACACTTTAGCTTGTAATTCTAGTTTTACTAAAGTAAAGTTATTCTCAGTAACAATTCTTATTCCAGAAAAAGAAAAGTTTCTATACTTAATAGGTGTGGCAGTACCAGTGGTGTCAAAATTGTCTACCGCTCTACCGGAAAATGAATAACCACATTCGGCAACAACTTCTGTAAGATTTCCACCACCAACATTATAAGTCATAAGTAATCTAAATGCATAGAAGTTAAATCCTCTATTTAGAGGATCTCCACCGCCATCATCATTGCAAATTACATCACCAATAATTCCATTAGTTCCAAAACGAAGAACTGCATCATCATTGACCGCAATACCAGGATTTAGTTCAGCAAGAATACCAGCATTATCAACAGTAACATAGGTTGTTGAGGTACTAGTATAACTTACAGTTCCAGTATATTCTCTAAATAAAAGTTCATTAGCAAACTTTCCGCTACTTCTATTAAAGTGATATCGTGTTGCCCAGGCTGGTTTTGTATTTTCAGGATTTAAAGTAGCAGTATCTAATGCATCATATGGAGCATTTAATCTAGCAGCTGTGGCTATTTCGCCTTCCAAAATTTTTGAATAAGTAACTATTGACATATTTTATCTCCTAGCGATAGATGTTTCTTACCCAAATTTCAGCACCATAGATTTCTAGGGGTGTACTTGGATCAAGTAAAAATCCTGTTCCAATTGCATCGCTAGTAGTTGTTCTCCAGCGGAGATCTATTTTTAAATCTTGTGACCCACAAGGAACTTTAAAAGGAAGGTTGATTGTTTCTCTTCTTGGATATACTTCTCCTGTTTCTGCCACTAAGGTATCGTTGATAAAAACACCCCATTGTGTCCACCAACTTTTACCAAAAAATTCCCTAATTGTAGGATCAGAACCATAAAGTATTCTATTAAATCCATGAAAAAAGTCTATCACAGCACATCCGACAAGCATGCCTTCTTTAGCGGTAATATCTAGATAGTTTTCACTAAAAGTTCCAAAGTTTTCTAGTGGGTTCCAGCTCTTTCCCCAGTTGTCTACGGTTAGATTTACGCTTTCTACATAATCCCAAACATCTAGACCAGCCTCTGCTACGTTCCACCTCTTAACGCGGTGGTAGTTTTGACCTTGACCAGTAAATGTGGCCTTTCTTGACAAGGAGAATCCGGTTGATCCAGCACCATCTTTAAAATGTGCATTGGTAAGCGCAGAGACTGGTAGATTATTTGATCCTAAGTTTCCATTGAATTCGTCCAATACGCCGACAATGTTACTATTTAAGTTTTCTGATTTAACCTGCATAAATTCATGATTAGGCTTCTCCATCCATGTTTTTGCCATTATCGTGCCTGTCCTTTCTGTAGGTTGGTGGCCTGATTGAGAGCCATCTGATCTCTGAGATCGTAGTTAATGTGGAAACTGAGCAAATGGAACGGTGTTTGTGAGACACCCGTAGCAGTTGCTGCGGTAGTCTGTAATCGGAACTTAAACTGATTAATCAAAGAAGTATTTACATCAAATCTTAGGCGAATAATCCTTCCATTTTGGGTTGAGGAGGATCCTACAGTAAAGAAGTTCTTTGAAACCGCAGGATTGCTTGCACCAAATACTGGATCTTCTTTTCCTGTAAAAGCTCTTTCAGATAGGGTCTGCCTTTGACCAGAGGATAAGTTATAAACTTTATCGTAATCGGTGGAATAGTAAAGTTCCAGTGGATTATCTCCGTAGGAAAGTAATTCAACTTCTACTGAGAATACCCTATATTTTATACTATTATCACCAAAGTCAATCCAGTTACTTTCCCAGCGAGAGATTGGTTTGGAGGGTCTAACGCTTGTTGTGTAGCGATAATCTTCAAAGTTATTTGCGGTAGTGCATGTTAATACCTGTCCCCAGTAATTCCACCCTGTCCAAACTACTAATGGACCAGCAAGGTATCCTACAGAGCCGACAGATAAAGGAGAGCCACTGGGAGATCCCTCTAATGCCCAGAGGGGAGCGGTTCCAAGAATAAAGTTTCCTTCCGGATCAGTACATATTTGCGTAAAACGGAAACCATCATCTTCGGTGAGATCGATAGCATTTCTTTGAGAAAATTGAGCTCCCTCCAGGTCAGTGTGTAACACAATGCCTCTATTAGGTATTGGATTACTATCTGAGGCGTAATGTATCCAAAGTTCTCTTTCCTTCATAGAAAATGCGGCAACTGCACTTGGAAGAGCAGATTTATTTATTCTTCCTATTTCAGTGTCAATTCCAGCACTAATTTTAGTTATAGATACTTGACTTCCGCCGTCAAGACCACCTGAAACTAGCCAAACACCATCTTCATTTAAGAATGTTACACCCAGTCCTGGAACGTTAACTATAGCATTAGTAGCTAAGGTTCCAATGTTGGAGGTAAGTGTTGAAAGTGTAAATCCAGTGCCATTAAAACGAATAATCTCAATAGCATTTCTTCTAAATACTAAAAGATTGTTATAATAAGCTGTTATTGAGGTGATATGTCCACCCTGGGTATTTCCTAGATCAAAATAACTAGTGGAAGCAAATTGTTCAGGTATTCCAGCATTAGAATAGATTATCCTTGTGGGTGTACTATCTCCACCACCAAGCCATATTCTATTATTCCAAGTAGCTCCAGTTTTATAAGTT